AAGAAGAATTACCCCTATATCAAATACAATAAAAAGTGGTAATTTGCAAGGGGATAATAAGAAACCACACATTGATTTAGATTTACATGTTAAAGACTCCTTTGTATACTTACATAACTTATCAGAGTTTGAAGCAAAGGTATATGCAAACAGTAGGTCTAACATTTTGGGTCATGATGAACCTTACTCGCATAAAACATGGATTTGGAGTCGAAAACAAAGAACCCGACACTCATTTATGGAGGGGCAAACCGTACGCATCAATGAACCTTTTCAAGTAGTAAACGAACGAACTGGCGAGATGAGTAATCTCATGTTCCCTCGAGATTATGCAAGAGATGGTAGTGGTGCAAACACCATAAACTGTGGTTGTGATGTATCCTATCATAACAACTCAAAAGGAAAAGTCCAAAATGGTGAAAGTAGATAAAAAAAATGCTCTTTTTCTAAAAGGTGTTGTAATTGCTAACGGAATACCTGATAGTGATGGTGACATCCTTGACCGAAAAGATATAAAAAAACTGATTAGTAGTTTTTTATCTCATCAAACTGATACAAACCATGATTTTTTGCAAAATATGGGTGTAGAAATCATTGAGAATTACATCTCGCAAACTGAAGAAACCATTAGTGGACATAAAGTTCCAATTGGATCATGGATTGCATCAATGATGGTGTGGAATAAAGAGATAATAAGTTTAGTGCGACAAAATAGACTGAACGGATATAGTCTTGCTAATCAACCTGATAGTGATATTGCTCATGATGTAACATATCTGCTTAATAAACGGAAAACTTATTCACAGTTTAAGGATATGGATAAATTAACCCCTACATTCATATCACTTGTTGAAAATCCTAGCAATAAAATTCCTTTTGAATATTTTTCGTATAAAACTTATCTTACTAAAAGTAGAGGACTGGAGGAAGATAATGTGTCCGAAGAAACTAAAGAATTAAGTAAAATTGCTACCAGCTTAATTGATGTATTAAGTTCTCAATTAGGTAAAAATATGGGTGTTGGTGATGAATCAATTACTAAAGCAGCTCCACCTCAAGGGGGTGTAGCACCTGCACCGATACAACAACAGTACACTCAACCGCAACCAGCAGTTGAACCTGCTTCCTTGCAGAGCATTGATGCTAAACTTGATAAACTCATTCAAATTATGAGTGGGGCTAATCAAATACAAAAAGCAGTTGATGACACAAAAAAGAAGAAAGTAAAAGGTGATGGTTCATCTGCCAAAACAAGTGGTCACGGTGAAAGAACACCAAGTACTACTCCTAAAGTTGAAGAAGAAGAAGAAGAAATTGTTGAAGAAAGTGGAGTAACTGAAAATAATACTGACCTTGCAGGGGAAGGTGGGGATAATAATGCTCCGAAAGTAGATGGTGAAAGTGGTGGAATAGTTTCAAAACAAGAAAAAACAAATGATGAAACTGGACAACCTCAAACCAAAGAAAGTGGAGCATCATTAAACCAAGTACCACCTACACCTAACAACAATGTCCAACCTAGTAACAAATTACAAGGACAAACTGGTGGTAGAACTGTTTTAAAATCAGCTCCTGCACAAACACAAAATTCAACTATTTCTGACCCTGTTATGCAAAGTTATAACACTCAAGATATAGGTACTAAAAGAGATGCACTTGGTAGACCTATAAGAGATTAATTGGTGATATAATGTTAGTAAATTCACAAACAATAGAAAATGAAAAATCTTTCGTATTAAAATGGGCAGAAACCCCTTTTAATTCCGAAACTGAAGGTATTGAATCTAAGTATGCGTTTAACCCAGGTTGGACACAACCAACTCAAGTAGATACTTTCTACCGTAGAATGGAAGAAAAATCATCTATTCTTAAAGATTCAACAAGAATAACGATGGATAGTTTACAACAAGAAATTGATTATCTAAGAACCGAATTAAACTTTGATGACCTTAGATATGTTCAAACACTTGATAATGATGCTGATATAGGAAAACCTATTCAAGATGTATACAAATTCAAAGAAAGTATTCCTCATTTCAACAGAAAAGAATTAATCATAACGAACTGTGTTGCAAGAAGTTTACTTCCTGAGTCCTTTTTAAAAGAAAACATTGAAAAAGAATCCTTTTTAGCATCATATGAAGGTGACCTTGCAAGTGCAGCAGCACCTACCGTTGAAAGAATAGGTATGTACGGTATTCTTGACCCATCTAGACCACACGGTCGCTCTGCAATGGACAGTAAAAACGGTGTGTTCCAACAATTAGCAGAAATCAATGCTAAAAGTACAACAGGCTCTGATGACCCTCAAGGATTTGGTAGTCCATTCATTACCAAACAAGGTAATATTGTAGAGCAATTTATGGATAAAATAGATGAGTTCATCACCCAAAACGGTAAAGATGATTATGCACAGTTCTATATTAGTCGCTCACTTTACAACAAAGTGTTAAAAGAAGTATCACAACGTGAAACCGTTGGTGGAGATGGAGTTCTCTTTGATGGTAGAGAAGTGTCCATATTTGGTATCCCACTCAAACGTGTATCCTTCCTTAACCCTAAAGCAAGTGCAGAGAAAAGAAATGGTTGGGGTCATTTAGCATTATTATGTGATCCTGCAAGTCTTTGTTGGGGATTCTTCAACGAACTTGAAAGTAAATCAAGTTATGTACATGAAAAATTATCTTACTTAAACACATTACAAGTCGGTTTCGATGTAATACCTATATGGGAACAGGATGTACTTGCATTTAATATTGATGACTTTGGTAGTGGAACATTAACCATCAAAGTATTAGACAATAAAGGTGATGGACTAAATGGTGCTACTGTAGAAATATTTGATCCTACTAGTGCAACACCTGACACAGCTTTATTCACAGGTACAACTGCTGCTGCACCAGTACTTGATGTTGATGGTACACCTATGGTAGATACAGATAATAACCCTATTACTGAAAATGGTGTTGCAACAATCGCGGATATTCCATATGGTAAATATACAATCAAAGTATCTGCTACTGGACTTAAAACACAGGAATTTGAATCCACTATCATCAATAATGAAGCAGAAACTATGTATGTGACAATGAGAAAATAGGTATATTTTTGGAGTTGGTGAATCATGGTATGTGAACCTATTCTTAATGATGATTACATCAACCGTATACTTGCATATCTTCAAGGGTGGTACATTCTATATGACCCTGAAGAAAAAATACAAAAAGAGTACGCAACCTCTTTTTTAGAGTATGAAGAGTTACATTCTTCTCTTGAAGAGGTTAATCAGATTACGCTTGAGGAATTACAGTTATTTTTTGATAAAGGTAAGGAACATGTGAAAGCGTGGTTATGGTTTGATTACATACCAAGCGTACCTGTTGTACACGAAGCATTACTCAAATGGACTGCGGGTCTAATTTGGAAGAAGTATAATGTGAAAGAAGTGGAATTAACTGATAGAACTAATAATTATGGGTATGGTGACCAACTTATTAGTTCAGCAAAAACTATGCTTAAACCATATATTAGGATAAGAACTAGGAGTTTGAATTAGTATGACTGTTTCTGCCGAGTTAGAGCAACGGATTGAAGTGCGAAGTAGTTTTAGGGGTATGACCCGTGGGTACAGTATCCCTTGTATCGCAAGATTAATGCGTGACATTGAACGCAGAGTATCAAATAACTCTGCAAAAACTATTCGTAGGATAGGTGAAGAAGTAGGTACAGTTGCAAGATATGAGCAACACGCAGGTATTGTCCATTACAGGGCAATATTCACTAGAAATCTATTTGACAGTATTCAATCTAAAAAGGAAATGGCTACAAAAGATTTGGTAAAATATAAAGTTGCCACAACAATAAACAAACCATACCCAGTTTATCTTATCAAAGGAAGAAAAGCAGTAACGCCAGTTAATAAAAAAGTATTAAGATTTAAATTAACACCAAAAGGGGAGTATCTGTTTAGACCAAGAGTAAAAGCCTCAAAACCAAAAAACTATGTGGCTTTCGCAGATAAACATTTACAACCCCTCATTCCTGGAATGGTAAGGAGGTATGTCGGTGAACTATTCAGATGAAGCAATAGACCAACATGGGGATGACACTTTATTTACTTTAGACACTCAAATTTATAATCTACTTCTAGATTCAAAAAAGAGTGGAAACAGATTGTTAAAACATTTTAAGATTGAATACCCCGAAGAATACCCTCAAACATATATTAACAGTATAAATGTGGGAAGAACCTACACATACCCCAACCATGAATTAACCACATTTGACAATAATGCTTATGAGGTCACAGTTGAAATTGTAATCACAACAAAAAATTATAAAACGATGCAACGCCGAGAAGTGCTTAAAACAGCTTGTTATGAAGTTATAAAACTTATTGAAAATAGTGTTTTACAAGGCTTTTGTCATGTAGAATCTAACTCTTTTGAATATGATAATACTAATGTAATTGCTAATGCACGTATTGTCATAAAAGGAATTGAACGATTTAGCAGAGAAGCTGAAGAAAAAGAGTACTCAAGGATTTGCCGTTTACTTGAAGATATAGAACTAAAAAATTTTAATGAAGGAGTTTGATAAACTTGCCTACAAGTAGAGCAGTAATTCCTGCACAGTTGTTTATACCAGGAAAATCTAACCCTGCTATCAGGGTTGGTTTTGGGGATAGAGTTGCAGTTTTAGGTGCATTTCCAACAATTAGTAAAACTGTTGTTAATGTATCTTCATATTCCGAAGCAATGGAACTCTTAAACATCAAAACAGGAATTAATGACAAATATCATACAAACAATGCTCAAAGAAATGAGTCACAGTTAAACCCTACCCTTGACTATTTTGATGGTGCAAGAGCATTAAAACATTTATTCAGAGTAGGAAGTGCAGATAACAACGTTGGGGAAGCAATTATTATCAACACCTCTACTGATTCCACAGTATGTGCATCAAATGATAATACAATCAAATTGTTAAATGGTACACTTGAGTTCGGTAATGTAGAAAATAGTGCTGATGCCACCTCAAGAACCCAAAACGGTAAAACATTAACAAAACTTGATTATGCACTTGAAAGATTGAAAGAAGAAGAATATGATATATTATTACTCGCTTTCACACCTACTGCTGCACAGGTCACAAAACTAATCGAGTTTTGTAAAAATGAATACCGAAGATCCAACCCAATCGGTATAGTTTATGGTTATGGTACTACACCTAGAGCAGTTGTAAAACCTGATGAAAATAGTAGTGTTGTACAAACTGTTATAAATTCAACAAAATCTGCAAGTATAAGTGCTGAAGAAATAACAGCAATTAAACAACAATTAAAACTGTTTGAAGATGCTACAGTAGAAGAAAACCATCATCACACACTTTATGCTCTTATTCCACAGTCATTTAAATTAACTTATGAGAATGAGTATTTATCTCCTATGGAATCAGCAGCTTATTACTGTGGTGTACTCGCAAGTACACGTGTAGATGAAAGTATGACTGATGATGTCATACCAAATGTAGAAGCAGTAAACGAAGATTTAGTTTATGATAAAAGTAGTGTGATGGGTGGATCAACAGATGGGTATGATTTAGTATCTAAAGGTTGTACAATGTTTAAGAAAACTGGTCGAGCAACTGGACAAGTTGTATGTATTAACAGTACATTACCAGGTAAAAATGACCGTATCTATGACATTAGCCATATTCGTACAGCTGCATATGTTATTAGAAAACTTAATTTACGAGAGTTTTTTGGTGAGCATGAAAACAGAGTTACACTCGATGCAGCTCTCACTAAATTAACAACAATACAAGCAAACCTTGTAAATGAGTTCTCTGATATTTTATATAACATATCATATTCATTACAACCTCATGATAACAACTGTTTAGATGTATATGTGCAAATAGAATGTTATGATGTGCTATTACAAGAAGAAATCTATGTAAATGAGGTGATTTTACCATGGCAAATCTAAATAATTGTAATTACATCAAAAATTACAAATCATTATACATTGATGGGATAAAAATAAGTGAAGCAATGGAATTTTCATACTCACTTGATACAGAGGATCATAAAGATGTGCATTTTGATGGTGTAAGACATGGTACACACAAACACCCTGACATCACCATCACCCTTAACAGATTAATCACCTATAAAATGACTGATGAAAGGACTATAGACACATTACTCAATTGTATGCTTACTGACCCAAAAACAATAACATACATTGAGCAAAAATCCGAACCTAATGGCGAAGGAATGATTACTGTATCAAGAAAAAACATCAGCTTCAAAAACTGTAGACTCACAAAACGTGAAGAAACATACAATGCTGATGAAAACAGTAAAATGAACCTTGAGTTTACAAGTGAAGGGGTTATCCACGATGATAACCAACCAATGTGGAGTGAAGTCGATTAGATTTCTCTCTACATACTTTTTTTTTAATTTATGAATTATAATTTATTTTTTATTACAAAAAAATCAATTTTTTTAGAGGATGTGAGTTCAAATGGCAAAAAAAAGTTCAAAAGATGAAGAAATTGTAACAGATGTACCTGAACCTAAAACCGAAACTTTTACTGTTAAAATGGATGAAGATGATGCAATTGACATCATGGAATACTTATCAGAGCCAGGTATAAAATTAGGTATTGATAATCGTAAGAAAATTGAAATAACCATGACTGATGGCACAAAAGTTAAAGGTATTATCCGACCTCTCTCATCTGATGAAAGTGTATCAATCACTCAATTTGCAGAGCAAAGTGGAACTAGTATGGATAAACTTGTAATCAAAAAAGCATTTTATGGAATGGATGGAAAAACACATGTACCTGATCTGTTACTTGAAAAATTTACTGTAGGAATCTGTGCAGAAATAGTAACAAAAATCATGGAATTTAGTGGTTATGGTGCTGATGAGCAAACAATTGAAGCAATAAAAAAGAGTTAGACTTCCGTAAGGAAGATGCGAAATTAGCCTATCTTACGAGATTGTATATGGCAGGACAATTATTTAACAACAACAAACCTTTAACAATCTTACAGGAATCTGTTATACTTATCATGGAAGATATAATAATGGATTGGAAGATAGAAACTAAACAATTATTATAAAGACAAACAGTATGTGGTGTTTATGGCAGGTTATAATTATAATATTA